CCAAATAACATCGGTTGTGTTGGATCTCTCATTGCTGGATTAAAATACATTACGATTGCAGTTGGATATACTTTTTGTACTTCTGCTGTTATCTCTGCTTTAGTTGGTCTTTTAAATGATGGAAAGAACATTTGAGAATTGATAAGTTTACCTCTCCAACTAATTACCATACTATAAGTCTTTCCTCTCTCTTGAATACGAAGATATGATTCATAAGTGAAAGTCTTACCCTTGATACGAGTATCCATTTCTCCAGTTCTGCCTGGTCTCATCTTTCCGATAGGTATGTTTCTTTTTGGTAGTGCACCCTTACGAGTTCTCTTTAGAGTAGCACCTCCACCACCTTTTGTTTGTGTGATGACTGCATCTTGGTCATATTTTTTACCAAGTGCTTTGACTGCTTTTTTGAATTTTCTTTTGCCCATCTTACCAGAAGTTACAACGTGAGAACGTTCTTTAACTTTAGTAACCTTACCAGTTTTATCATCTTTCTCATCATACCTACCAGTTACTTTAGTTGCACCTGGCAAACCTTTACCACGAATATCTTTATCTAATTGTTTTGCTCTTGCACGATTTTCTTTTGCAGATTTATCACCACGACTTCCAGAAAGAACGGCCATACCACCTTTGTCTGACTTACTTTTCAGTCTAGTTAAACTACTCTCTTGTATAAATTCTTTGAATGACTTCATTCTTCTTCCTTTTCTACCTTATTATTTAGAACTCCGTTTTTCAATAATTTTGAAAGTTCAGAAGTAGACCCCACAAATAATGCATTATTAACTGTTTTTGGTGAATCTTTTTCTTCTTTATTTAACTCTTTCATTTTAGATTGAAGGTCAATTAACTTATCAGTTGTATCTCCAACACTTTTAATTAATTGTCCTGCAACTTCATACGCTCTTGGATGATCACTTCCTTGTGCCACTTCAAGAATACCGTTAAGTGCTTCTTGTCCTTTTTCAATCAAAGAATATAAGTTACCTCTTGAATATTCATAATCGAGAGTTGGATCATCTTTTTTATTTACTTTTTCAATTTGATTATTTTTTGAATGCATCAACTGGTTCAACATCTAAAAACTCATCTATTTCATCAAACTTACTCATACGTCAACTCCTTTTGTAGGACTGAATGTTCTAAAGTCAGGTAAATCAAACCTTTGTTCACTAAATCCAAAGTCATCACCAACTTCAACAAGTGCATCATCAGCAGCATTTACTGCATCAATTGCATCACCGTTTATATGAGTATCTATAGTTGTTCCATCTTCACCACGTTTTACTGTTATATGATTATTCTCAATTTCTTTGATAAACATCAGTTCATTACCGATTGCAATGTAGGTATCTACAACTAAACTTGCAGTATTTTGAACTAAGAATTTAATCTGAGTCTTTGTTATATCCTCTGCAAGTCTTGTAACTCCATCATCGTTGTAATCCTTGAGTGCTCTAGGTGTAGCAACATATCTCTTAGATCTTGTTGCAGTTCGAGTGTTTGAATCAGTATTATAATCAACTTGAACTTTCTTGATGAGACCTGAACCAGAATCTGAAACTGGGCCAAATAAGTAAGTTTTTGCTGTAAATGTTAAAGTGTGAGTTATAACTCTTTTTTGATCATAACCACTATCATAATTATCATCAAAGGTAACACTTTCCAATATCATTGGTATATCTCTTTTTTCACCTATTGCTTTCACCAAATCAACAGTTAAATTGAAAGATGGTTGAAAGAAGGGTAATATTTGTTCAATAATTTGTAAAGAATCTTCATTATACTGAGTCATTGCATATAACTTAAAACTTAAATTATATGGAACTGGCATGAATACTTTTCTTGCACTCTTTGATCCATCTTTTGTAAATGCTTTAAAAGTTTGCATTGTCGAAACTTTTCTTGCAGGATCATACGATATACCATCCATTTCAAATGCTAAACGAGGTAAGGTTATAGCAACTCTCTTTCTTAAATCTGGTTTCTGTTCTAGTCTTGCTAAAAACTTTTCTGTTGGGCCATAAGCAATCGGAACTCTTACAGTTGAAAATGCTGCACCTGCAGCAGTCTGATGTTTGATGTCAATTGTATTGAAAAGAGTACCAAAGGCTATAATAGTCCTTCTGATAATTTCATGGTAATAATAGGTTCCTAACATAACTTAAACAGGACTTATCTAAACTATTTAGAAATCACCAAACGGATTGTCTTCAGTAAAGTCAATAATTGAGTCTGCTTCGGACTCAACCAGTATATTTTCATTGTATGTATCATACTCATCTTGATCGGATGTATCTCTCACAACATACT